CGCCGGGGCCGGTGGCCGGGCCGGTGATGGTGATGGTGCCGGCGGCGGCTGCGCCGGCGGCGTTGTCGTCCAGGGCGCAGACGGTGAGCTGCAGGTAGGGGTTGGCCTTGATGGCGGCGCGGCACATGAGGTGCGCATTGGAGCCGTTGCCGAAGTAGGTGGCAGCCTCGGCGTCGCTGAAGACGTTGGTCGGGACCAAGGCGGCAACGGTGCCGGCGACCAGGCGCTGCGCGATGATGAGCATTTTCTGCAGGTTGGCAGGCAGTGTCCGGACGGCAAGTTTGGTGTTGAACTCGAAGTACTTGCCCGGCTTCCGGATGCTGCTGGGGATCGCGTCGAAAGTGATGTTCTTGGATGCCATTACTGGTCACCTCCTTTCTTTTTGCCGAGTCGGGCCTCGACCAGGGAGCCGTCGTCCAGCAGGCGGCGGTAGTAGGCGGTGGCCGGGACGTCGATCGGCTCGGTGTCGGTGATGTATTCCCGGGGGTTGGTCTCCATCGGGGTGCGGGTGCCGGGGGCTGATAGGACTAGCATGTGATCCTCCTGTTGATATTGGTCATTTGCCGTTTACCCCTTTGGCAGATCCGGCAGGTCTATGGTGTCGGTGGCGTCGGCTACGGCGTCGCCTGGTTTGAGCAGATAGGAGAGGCCGACGGTTAGCAGGTCGTCGACTATTTCGTCTTCCTGTTTTTCTATGTAAAAGGAGGTGGTGAATTCGATCAGGTACTCGATCACCCCGGCCGTGTATTTTTCAGGGCTGGTTGCATCACTGAAGCTCTTGGGCTGCAGGGCTTTTATTTCAAGGCCGAGCTTTTGCCCAACCAGGAGAAGGATGATCCCCTTGCAAAGGGGGTTGATGCCTTTGCGCCTGGCTTCCTCGGAGTTCATGTTTTTGAACTTGACCAGGACGCTCACTGTTACGTCCTGGCGCCAGCTGGAGTTGGTCACCCTTTCGAATGTCCCCTCCAGGACGGCGACGGCCACGGCGTTGGCGGTAAGCAGCTGCTTGGTGTCTTTCTGGTTTCCGCCGGTCTTCAGCTCGGCGATCCGCGAGGTGATCCTCTCCAGGGCGGCTTCTTCAATGGCGGTAATCATCTAGAGACCCTTCATCTTGTCGCGGCCAAAGAGCCGGGGGCTGCTGGTGATGGCCGGGCTCTGCTGCGGCTGCACCGGGGTGGTGGCCGCCACTTCGCCCAGCTTGACGAGGCCCCGGGAAATATCCTTCAGGAGGGCGATGGAGTTCTTCCTGCTGTCCGCCCGGACCTCGGGCATGGTTTCGACCCGGCGGGCGTAGAGGTTGTAGATGGCCAGGTCGGCGGAGATCTTCTTGACGATCGCGGGGACCACGGCAAACGGGATGCTGTACTTGACGCTGCAGTAGCCGTCGATCTCGCTGTCGGCGCTGGCGATCGCCTCGGTGATGTAACCGGCTGCGGCTTCAGCGGCCGGGGCAAGGGCGGGATCTACCTCCTCTTCGGGGTCGGGCTCGGGGGGCTCGCCGCCGGCAAGGGATGCGACGATCATTTCCATGGTGATGCCGACCTGGTCATCATCGGTCAACTGGATGATGGTCTCGGCCGGGATCTGTTTTTTTATGTCGTCGAGCGTGCAGTACATGGTGGCCTCGGTTAAGGGGCGGCCGGGTTAGCGGCCGCTCCTTGTTTTACCTCTGACTGGGCGGACTATTCCGACTGGTCGGACTTCTCGGACTTCTCGGGCTGCTCGGGCTTGCTTGCGGCGGCCAGCTCGGCGCCTTTTTTTGCTATGGCGTCCAGGACGCCTTTGCGGTCTTCGCCCTCGGCAAAGGTGTTCAGCTCTTCGAGGGTCGTGGCTGCCAGGACCAGGGCCACGGTGTCGGGTACGTTGAGGCGCTTGGGCGGGTCGGACTTGCCGCCCGGATCGGCGCCGCCGGTTATGACCTGTACCACCAGCATGGGCTCGGCCTGCAGGATCTTCAGCTGCTCGGCGGTGAAGCGATTGTCGGGGTGATCGGTGGCGCTCTTGGGGTGGGCTACCCCGCAGCGACGGAAGCCGTCTTTTTTGGCGGTGATCCTGATCATGGCGTTTCACCTCCCCGGGTGAGTTCGGTGCAGACCGTGTAGGCGGCAGAGGCTCCGGAATACGGTTTGAATGCAACGCTGGTTATGTCTTTGTTGAGGGCGATGCAGCCGGAGGTTACCGGCATGCCGGCGGTGTTGCCGTTCAGGTGCCTGAGGACCCGCTTGGCAGCCTTGTTGGAATCCGCCGCGTCATAGCAGAGCTGGCTGTAGCCGGCGACGCTCGATAGCGTGTGAATAGCCCCCTTGGTGGTCGTGGTGGTGGTACAGGCGGAACCGGGCGGATACGGGGACGGCGTCTGGATGGCGTGGCCGTTGGGGTCCTTTACCAGCTTGCCGGTGGGGGCGGCGAAGGCGGCGGTGACTGCCAGGGTGACCAGGGCCAGCACCAGGAGCATGGATTTGAAATTGATGGTTCTCAAGTTGCCTCCTTCTTAGGGCGGACCGGCGGCCCGCCCCTACGGATGGTTGATGGTTACGGGAGCCACGGGCAGATGAGCAGGTCGACCCGCTGATAGTTGATGTTGCTGTCGCCGCCGTTGATCAGCTGGGCCTCGACGATCTTCTTGCCGGCGCTGGCGTTGCTGGCTCCGACTACAAGCAGGTTGGGCATGGTGCCGAGCGGCCGGTTGCCGTCGCCCTTGAAGGCGCCCATGGCGTTGTAGGCGGCTTCAAAGTTGGCCGGGTCAAGCTCCAACTTGGAACCGAAGGCCATCTGCCAGAAACCGAAACCGACGTTGCAGCGGCAGTCAACGCCGTAGATGTACTCTTTGCGCATGAAGACGTTGGTATCGTTCTCCGCGTCCATGGCGACGAAGTTGGGCTTCTCGCGCTCCTGGTAGATGATCGGCTTCAGCGGACGGCGCGTGTCCAGGAGGTACCAGGGAGCAGCGGCACCGGCCTGCACGTTGGATACGCTCTGCGCTTCACCGTATTCATCCAGGACCGGGTGGTCGGTGTCGAAGAAGTTCTGCCCGTCGTAGCAGGCGGTGGTGAAGCCGGCGGCGAGCAGGGCAAAGACGAGGCGGTCGGGATGCTCGATGCAGTTCTGGCCGAGCATCTCAAAGAGCGGCGAGTAGATGCCGAACTGGTCGTCTTTGATGTTGTCGCGGTTGACGCCGACGGTCGACTCGAACGGTTTGTTCTTGATGCTGTAGCTGTGCAGGGCAAGGTTCTGGATCTGGCGATCGCCGACCCACTCGCGCATGCCGGGGATCTGGCCGAGCCAGCCGTAGTCCTCAGTACCGGTGGACGAAGGTACCAGGGTGGCGACCTTGTTCCACTGGGGAGTGCTCCCCGTAAAGCCTTTCTGGAATGCCGCCTTGAAGGCTCGAAACAGAATGGCGAGGTTGGCGCCGTTGATGATCATGAATGTATCCTCCTGTTAAAGGTTGGTTGAAGGGTTATTCGAACCGGACCCAGACGCCGCTGGCGTCAACGTCCTCGATGATGCCGGCCACGGACTGGGTGTTGCCGCCGGCGTTGGTCTTGCTGACGGTCTGGTCGTCCTCGATGTAGCAGGTGTTTCCGATGTCGGCCTTGGCGGCGGGGTCGCCGACGGAGTTGGCGAAGTGGAAAACGCCTTTCTCGATAGGGACCAGCAGAGCGTCGGCGAGGCCGCCGGTGTTGTCGACGGTTTCCATGGCGCGGCCCATGCCGAGAAGGGTAGTGGCGGTGGCGCCGGGGGTGGCGTTGCCTGCGGCATCGCGGGCGACCAGGGAACCGGCAAAGATCTTCTTGTTGGCGGCGATGCCAAGACTAAGGCGATCGCCGTTGCGGCGCTTGGTGTTTCTCTCTGCGGTGAGTGCTGACATATCTGCCTCCGGTAAAGGTTTTAAGGGTTAAAGGGTTACTTGTTGGCCTTGATGTAGTCTTCCTCGCTGATGTTCATTGCGACGCAGAGGGATTTCTCTTCGGCGTTGAGAGCTACACCATCGGCCAGCTTCTTGTTGTCCAGACCGGTGTCGGCGGCGACGGCGGGGGCAACCCTGACAAATTCCTTGAAGCGGTCAAGGCCTCCCTCCTGGCGGCACTGGGCGACGTAGTACTCCTTGGTGGCCGGGGTGATCTTGCCGGCAGCAAGGGCGGCGTCGATCTCGGTGTTGATGGCGGTCTCCGTAGTCGCGGTCTCGATCGCTTTGAGTTTGCCCTCGGCAGCGTCGGCACGGTTGAGAGCGGTGGCGTACTCCGCCCTGGGAACGAACAGATCCAGGGAGGGGTTCTTCGCCTGGTTCAGAGCGACGGCGTGGTCGTTCCTTAGGGTAGTGATGTGGTTGAGCGCTGCCTCTTCGGTAGTGGTCTCAGGCAAGCAGAGCGCCACCAGAAATTTTTTCAGCATGGGTGTTTCCTCCTGTTTTGTTTCCGCGTTGAGGGCCGGAACTGCG